GCAAGAAGGTACTACACCAATTTCTAGAGAGGATATTCAAACTAAAATTGATGAAATGAATGTAGAGTATGATGCTAACCAATATCAAAGAGATAGAGCAACTTCTTATCCATCAATTCAAGAACAGTTAGATATGCAATACTGGGATAGTGTTAATGGTACTACTAACTGGGAAGATGCCATTGCTAAAGTGAAAGCAGATAATCCTAAGAGCTAATGAAATTTGTATTGGCTTACACGATCTGTTCAGCGATAACAGGGATGTGTAACAATACAGCTGTATCTCCAGTAGAGTTTAAAGCCTGGACAGATTGCACGAAAGCAGGTGCGGTCGCAACTATTGAAGTAACTAATAATCATTTAGAAAAATTTAACAAAGAAAAATTATACGTTAGTTATTTTTGCAACGAAGTGGAGAGAGAAGATGCGTAAAAAAAGAAAAGCATCTAATTCAAATGTTGAAGATCACAATGGTATAAGAATATCTTACCATGAAAAAGTTTGCGCTGAGCGTATGAAAACTTTATTTAAACATATTGATGAAATGAAATCAGATATTAAAAGTTTAAAAGCTGACATGAATAGAGGAAAAGGAGCTGCCGCTATAATTATATTATTAGGTGGTTTAATTGGCTCGATCTTCTACTACTTCACGAAGTAGGATAACCGCATCTGTAGGTTTATCCAACGAATTATTAGCAGCATCTCAGTTTGCTAAGGATCCAGATCTCATAGTTTTTGTACCAGCTGGAGGTACTGGACCAATCGATATTTTAACGCTTAACGTAAAGACAGGGGAGTATGTTGCTTATGATGTTAAAACACAAAACTACAGAGCTAATGGTTGGAAAATTAGCCGTGGTCGAACTGCTGAACAACAGAGACTAGGTGTCAAAATACTTAATTTTGATCCGAAGAAGCTATAGGATTTTATGGAAGATATTAAAGAAAGAATTAAGCAGCATGAAGGGTTTAGGCGTACTGTGTATTCCGATAGCCTTGGTTTTGCTACAATCGGTTATGGTCATCTCGTATTGGATACCGATAACTTTGTTGAGGGTGTTGAGTATTCTAAAGAAGAGCTTGATGCTGTCTTTGAAAGTGATTTCAAAATTGCTCTTACATCTGCAGAAGAATTACTTGAAGGGTTAGACGTACCAGAAACAGTTAAAGGCATTGTTTGTGAAATGTGTTTCCAACTGGGTAAACCAAGAGTAATGAAATTTAAGAGAATGTGGGAAGGTATCGAGGCTGGAGATTACAATGCTGCAGCTGATGAAATGATTGATAGCAACTGGCATAAGCAAACAACTGCAAGATGTGAAGATCTAGCTGAGCTTATGAGGAGCTGCGCATGATCCAGTTTTTAAGTATTTTAAAAAATCCATTAACAAAAATGGTTTTAAATAAAGGCTCTGAATATTTAAAGCATAGAGCTGAGAAAGTTAAAACAGTTAGAGCTGCCGAAATAGAAGCAGCAAAGGATACGGATTTAGCTCGTATCAAAAGCCAGGATAACTCGATTAAAGATGAGGTATTAATGTTTTGGCTTATTGGTATGCTTAGTACAGGTTGGTTCCCATCTACTAGAGAGAACTTTAGAGAGTGGGTATCTATAATAAACGACTTGCCAGACAGCGTATGGTACTTGGTAATCATCGTATTTACTGCCAGCTTTGGAAGCAAGGTTACGAAATCCGTACTTGATCGTAAGAAAAAGTAATGGCTAAGCAGAAGTTTACACACTTCATACCAAGGGATAAACCTAAGAAGCGTGGACCAGGCGCACATAAAAAATCAAAAAATAAACAAGAGAAACGTCAAAAGAAAATGACGCGTTACAAGGGTCAAGGGAGATAATATTAATGAAAAAACATCAATGGGTATTACCATTATTAGGTACTATTTTACTTGGTTTATCTTCTTACGTTTTAATGACAATCGTAGAGCTGCAGGTTCACTTGGGTATGCTAACAGAGGAGATCATGTCAATCGATAAACAAATTGGCAGAATTTATAATCACATGGATAGATTAACGAGTAAGTAATTATGATAGATAAGTTTTTTTTAGGAATGTTTTTAGCAGCAGATAAAGTTGCCAGTTGGATAGTTTATATCTTGTTTGGTTCAAATAATTGTAAGTGCAACATCAATAATAAGTCTGGCAACAGATGTAAAAGATGTGGCTGCTTAAGAAAAAAATAGTCAAAAACGAGAGTGTATCCAGAGTGTGAACGATAACTCACGCTGATATATCTCTTATAAAATAAGGCTTATTTCATTGGGATAATCAGAAACTTTTATTATACAATTTGTAGAAGAAGTATTATAAATCAATGCGTTTGGTGGATTTAATCTATAGGTTCGAATCCTGCCACTCCGACCATCATTCCCATTGGTATACAATACTTATTTTAGCAAAAATTTTTCCAGAGTGTGTTTCAGAGTGTGTTTGTAAAAAGCGGGAAATCAATCCCGCCTTTTTTTATTTTAGAATGGGCGCTGGACCCTGCATTTTTTTATTTTTATTTACAACATTAACTTCTATTTTTACTTTATTAGCTTCCTCTTTAATAAAAGTTCTTAGTTTTTTTTCAAGAACGTCAAATTGGTTATATATTTGACCATCTTTTTTACACGCTTTTTTAAAGTGATGACAACTAACATTAAGATCTTGTAGTTCATGTAAAGTAAATATCATATTTAAACTCCACTTGCTGAACTCAATTCTTTTTCAAGAGTTGGTAAAGATCCTCTATATCTTAGCTGCAGCTGTTTTTCTTTTTCAATATTAGCATCTACAACTTTAAAATGATGTAAGACTTTTTTGTGATATTCTTGTTTAATATCTGCCAAAAGTTCTTCTGGTTCCTTGTCAAGAACATCATTTATATTCCAGTTCTTTTGTTTACATAGATATAAAAACTTATCTGCGCTCATGCCGTTCTCAGTTTTTTCTACCTTCTGCACTTGTTGAAAGGTGGTTCCAATTATTTTTGCAATTTTAATCTGCGGTGTTTTAATACGACCCACATATCTCATAGCAAACATAAACTTTGCCATCTTTCCCTGGATCTTAAGTAATTCCTGCCAGGTTTTTATTTCACATTTTATAGGTAATGCTGCCATTATTCCTCCGTTAGTAAGTTATTGATTGCGGCAAATCTTTCCTGTTTATTGGTATCCAGATCTCTGTAATACCATCGGTCTGGAGTTTTAAAGTTGGTCCAGCCGTATCTACCTAAGATTTGTTTATCAGTAAAAACTTTCTGATCTCTTAGATAAGAATAACTAAATTTTCTAAATGGAGCAAAACCACCATACCATTTAATACCAAGTTTTTTAGCAGACAACTTAATTTTTTTAGTTGCTGTTTTCTTAGTAAGGTTAAACACCTTTTTATATTTACCAGCTTTTTTTGGTAATACCTGGTGTTGCATCCATGATTGAAGTAATTGAGACAGGTTAGGGGAGATCTCCACTCTACGTCTTGAGCTGCCAGTTTTTAAAAAGTCTGGTCTAAACTGGTTCCATTTACCTACGCTGTGTCTAAAGTGAATAGCATCTTTATCAACATCTTCATAAGTGAGAGCTAATACTTCGTTTAATCTACCACCTGTTTCAGCTGCTAATTGATACAAACATCTTAGCTTTATATCTTTTTCTGCATTAATAATTTTAAGTAAATCCTGGGTGTTTGGCATCCAAACATCTACTGCTTTGTCTTGAAAGAAAGTCTTAGGAAACTTAAAATTTAAGATCTTAGGATCTATGTACCAATCACGATCCTGGCAAAATCTTATAAAACTTTTAAATTGACCAACAGTTTCTTTTACAGTTTTTTTACCAATTACTTTATCAGTTCTTTTTCTAGTGTATTGACCATTATGATCGAACTTAACTTGTATTCTTTTACTCTTTAATAGACGCGGTATATACGTCTCTTTGAATATACCTAGGTTATACTGGTCCAGACAAGTCTCATCAATATATGGCTGGATATGGTTGGTTATATAGCCAACATTTAACAATCTAGTCTCTTCAGTAATAAGTTCATTATTTAAAATAAACTTCTTAAAATCATGGAGCGCTACATCAAATGTAATATTTTGACTTATCAATTTATTAGGATCCATAGCCTCAAGTTTTTTCTTTAAATGTTTAGCTTTAGTTTTTTCGTTAGTTTCGAATGTTTCAATATTTTGTTTTTTGCCATCATGGATAGCTTGGACCACAAGTTTTTTACCATCGGATCTATTTACTTTTAAGATATGTATCTTCACGCAGCCTCCTTATCTAAAAATTGTTTCATTCTATCTTTATTGAAAGGAGTAATTTTTATTTCAAGATCTCCTGGATTGTACTGAACTTTGTATTTACCAGACGGATCATCCGCCTGGTATTCTTTTACTAATAGATTTGCTTTACCAAAATCATTAGTAACATCACAAATAAAATCATCACATTTAATGTAATAAAGTTTTGCCATTAAGCAGCTCCTTGCTGTTGTTGTTTTTCTTTTTCTGCGTATTCTTTTTTCTTCTGTTCCCACCATGGCGCATAATCTTTGCTGCCATATTTAGGATCTTTATTAAAAGTTACCCAAGCACCAGAAGAAACTTTAATTGCCTGCTCTACTGGTTTTGGATAGTCATAACCTTGAACAACACCACCAGTACAAGCACCACCGCCATTGTTATCTGCAGCAGCAACAGATCCATCTGGCATTAACCAAATATCTTCGTAGTATTTGTAATCAACCATGCCATCAAAACCTGCACCAGAATAAGTATCAACAAATTTGTTCATCTCATCTGTTTGCTCTTTGGTAACACCTTTTTTCCATCCATCCTGTAAATAGATATTT